AGGTCCAGGTTCCCCATCGGTACCATTAGAACCATTTACTCCCGGAGTTCCAGGTGCACCATTTGTTCCGTTAAGACCAGCAGGACCTGGTTCTCCTTGAATACCTTGTTCTCCTTGAACTCCTTGAATTCCGTTAGCCCCTGTTGGCCCTGTAAGACCCGGTTCTCCTTGAATACCTTGTACCCCTTGTACCCCTTGGATTCCTCTTTCTCCTTGTAAACCTCTTGGTCCTCTAGGTCCTTCTTTACAACATTCTGCCATTTTAGTAAGTTTTATTTAAAACAAAAAGCTGACTATAAATAGAATTTACACCTGCTTGATCTAAGTTCCAACTACCTCTAAGATTTAATGTGTTTAATACAGAGCTATCAAAGGTAAGTATTCCATTTACGGTTATACCTTCTGATGCAATAAATGGAGATGCTGAATCAGGAACGTATTTAAAAGTAAATACCACAAACATTTCTGCTGCTACACCCAAACTACGAATTGTAAAATCAAAATCAATTTCCCATTTATTAGAACTAACTGTTTCCAAATCGATTAATCCAGAAGAAAAAGAATTACCATTCATATCTAAAAAAACAAACAACTCTTGAGTATTTGTAGCAGTCATAACACCACTCATCTTACCTCTGTAAGAATCTCCCACAGATAAACTATCTGCTGGAAAAATTAAATCTCCTACACCTAGACCAATAAGAGTGTTTGTACTAGGATCTAATACCTCAACTGAATCATCTATTTGAGAAAACTTTCCAACAACGGCATCAGCTCCATCTACTCCGTTTGTGCCATCCTCACCATCTACACCATTACAATATGTATAACCATACGACGTTGTAGCTATCAGTTGAGTTTGTGCTAAGTCTGACCAAAAGCTTAGAGTAATAACCACATCGTTACAATTTCCATTTGGAGTATTTTCAAGTTCTGACGAAACAGATTGAATGGTAATACTTTCGAAACTTTGACAAAAATATGATGTTATTAAATTAATAGCTTCTGCAATAGTTGATCCCGCGCTAACAAGTATATCCTCTCCACACAACACATCATCTTGTATTGTTGTTTGAGCGCAAAAATATGCAGATATGTTAGCTAAAGCTTGGGCTACAGACGTTGTATTAGTAGCAACAATCTCTACACCATTACAAGTAATTGATTCATCTGTGTATATTATACACCCCGCATCAAAAGCTTCTGGACAAGAATTTGTTTCACAAACAATTGGATTGCAAATGTCGTTAATACTTAACGCTTTTTTATTACAACCACAATCTCCCTTTTTACATTTATTACAACCCATTTTTTTAATATTAAAATTAAGCTTCTAAAGCATCTACTCTTGCGATTAGTTGCTGAATAGCTAATTGTTGATTTTGTATAGTAATTTCTTGCTGACAAATTTTTTGACCAATGGCAGAAAGATAATTATTTATAGTGCTAGTAGGCCCCAGTTCTGCTGAAAAACAAATAGCCACCGTAACTATTTGTTCAGCTATAGGAAGTTGTTCATCAGGAGTACCTACTAAAGACTGAAACTCGCAAAGCTTTTCAATTATTAATTGAAGAAGTTCTTTATAAGAAGTTGGAACATCGCAAACGTCTAAATCTAAACATGTTAAATCGTAACTTTCAACACTTAAATCAGACTTAAGCTGGCATAACAAACAAGCTAATTTAAAAATTACATCTGTGACGGTATCTCCATGACACAAATCTATACATTCAATATCTGGACCTTGCCAAATAATACAATTACTAGATGTTGGTGTACAACCATCAGTTTTATAATTAATCGGTTTTTTATAACTTCCTCCCATAACAAACTCTTTATAATAATATACTAAAATTTTATTAACTATTCTATATAATGCTTTGTGCGTTTTAAAATTAACCTATCTCCGGCAATTCTTCAGATTCTAAAACACACTCCTCACCAAAAGGTATTGTATACGTATTTACTAAACTTCCGTCTTGAAAAACGTTTAGTATTGGAGGCGCGTTATCTAAACCACAAAATGATGAAACTTGAACACTTTGAGTAGCATCAATTTCGATAACCGTTTCAACCCCTAAACAATCAACATAACTTATTGTAGCAGTAAACCCTAATTGAATAGTTGCTACATACGATACACATAAAGGCTCACATTCATTAGGCGTAGGAGAAGCAGATTGCAACAGCTTATACTTTATCAAATTGTAATTTATAAGAACTTCCGATTCATCTTTAGCACAACAAGTTTTTATTTTAAATCGTTTAGACATAACCTCTTGGTGTAAATAATCAGCGTGAGCGCAAAAAGCTTTTTCAACTAATTCTGGATCACATTCTCCTGTAGAATACCCTGGTAAAACAGCTCTTGCTCTAGGAGTTAAATCAACAACAACAGGTAAGCAGTCAACGCATTCGACAAATGAATTTAAAATTTCTTGCGTAAATTCGGGAAGTCCAGACAAGCAATCTTCAGCGCAGCGTATTCTATAACAAACTATAACTCCATCAATTTCAATTTGTATAACTTGATTTATATAAGGAAGTAATATTTCTGTTTGTAAATAAAAAATACTTTCTTGTGTTTCACAATTTATAAATTCTAAACATCTAGGTAAACAATCTTCACAGTTATTATGTTCGTCAGTAACACTTAACGTAGGTTGTGTAAGATTAGTTTCTACAAAACCAACAACCTGCCAACAGTTTACAAAATCACCAATAATTATCTCATCTTGGCAAAATCTTTGTTCTCTTGTTCCTGCAACTTTAATCTCACAATCTGCTACAGTACCCCAACTACAAAAATCACTAGCAATTGGATCTCCAATACATTCAGTACTTGGAGGTGCTAAACTACCAGGCCCCAATACCATATAAGGTACATTTTCACAACCTGGATTAGAATTAGAAGGTCCGTCAATTAAATTAAATTCAGGCCACATCTCCCATCTGTTATCAGAAATGCTCCATAAAAAATAATAATTTAAAATTAAAAACGGAACTCCATGTTCTGTTTCAGTAAGAGTAAGTAAATAATAAGGTCTTCCGTTCCAAAGATCTACTTGCTCAAAAGCAATAACATTAATAATAGTAATAGGATTACCGTTATTAACTTCAGGATGTGTTATTGTAAAATCATTTATACATAAATTATTATCAGCTATAACTATTGGATCTCCAACATTTAAGTCTAAACTAACTACATTGCCTAAGTTTAATTCTGCGCCCTCCGTGGGTACAAAGTCAAAACTTAATTCTTCATCAAAGCAGTTTACTACAGCTATAGAAGTAGGATTTATACATTCAATCGTTTCTACAAATGTTGCAGTTCCTGTATTTGCAAATACAGGGATAATCACCCAATTTCCAAAAGGACATACTTCATTGTTTCCAACAAAGAAAGCAAAGAAAGGATCATCCCCGACATACATTATCCATTGTTGGTTGTCTAAGTCATATTCAATATAAAGTTGGGTTTCCCCTATATCGCCTTCAAACTGAGGTGCACCACCAATAATACTTCCGTTTGGAATTACTTGAACTTGTATCGGTTCACCTTCAACAATTAAGTTTACTAATATGCATATACAATCAGCCATTTTGATTATTTTGAATGATAAAGCTTTAATGCTTTTTCGTAACTATTAACACAATAAGCGCAGCATTTTTTCCCATCGGATGCCGTTCTATTTTTACATCCACAGGTTAATGTCGTTTTACAGTTAGGACAACTAATTTTTGCAGAAGGCATAACAATTTAATTTTAGCAAGTTTTACAATCTAATTTATCTAATCTTTTTTTAGCATAATTATACAGATCCATTCCTTCTTCGGGCTTATGGCAAAACTCTACCATATTTTTAGCAGCTTCCAAATAATTTTTAATCTGAACTAATTCGTCTAATTTAATCTTTTTTTCTAAACTTGGATCGCAAGCAGCAACGTTTAAATCACAAAGTTTTTCATTCCACTTTTTTAAAGCTTGAACTATTCTTAAATGATTATATTCAACATAAACGTAATCGTTTGGAGAAACGCTATACTTAATAACATAAATGCCATCGGGTAAGCAATCAAACCTAGTACCACAATTTTCACGTTGTACTTCTAAATCACAAGCTGTAAAATGTCTAATGAAGTTAGGCTGCAAAGGAGCAGGCATTGATTGATCATTAAAGGTAATAGCTCTAATAAATCCAGGCATTAATATCTGCAAAGTAGGACACGCTATTGGAATAAGTGTAGCGTAAATACTTGTATCTTGAATAGTCAACGACCAGTCATTTGTAGTATCGGGAATATGTAAACTAAGCTTGTGTTTCATCTTGAAAAGGTTTATACAAAAAAAGAGGAAATAGAGAGTATCCCTATTCCCTCTTATAAGAGTATTAATTACTAATTATTAAGGTAATGGCAATGGCTCTACAGTACAAGTAGTATGCTCACCATATTCAGTAAATCCTCCATTAGCTGTTACTTCAGCTCCTAAGTGATTTCCTGAGTTTGTCAACCAAGTTCCAACCAACAATTCGAAAGTAGACAAATCCGTTCCAGCAGGAACATAAATGCACAAGTTGTACTGATCGTTATCAAATACAGATGTTGGGTTGTTTATTCTAGGAACTGTGTGCTGAATAACATATTTGTCATACAAAGCAAAACGATCAACAACATCTCTTAATGCATTACCTTGAGTAATCTCACGAATACGAGGATCTGTTGACATGTGATTTTGCAAATAAGACTCACACATTAAAATTTCTTTTAAGTATGTATCTCCAAAACCTTGTCCACCAAAACCACAACATTCATTAAATGTACACAATCCGCTGAAAGTACAAGGATCTCCATTTTCATCAGCTAAAGAAATGTCCATTTGAACAATTTCTTTTTGGAAGAAATCTGAAACTTGGTAGCTACATGTACCGAACTGAGTATCGATGTAAGCACCGATAATTCGAATACCTCCTACAGCACCATCAATGTGTCCTGTTGATACATAGTTAGTCCATACTTGTGTTGCTGGCCATCCTTCTGCAACAGCTTCATCAGCAGTAGCAAACCAAGGAAGTCCTGTTTCATCAAATACAATCGGACGAATGAAATCCTTTAAATATGGAGACTCAATAATTTGTTTAGCCCAATCGATAAACACCAAAGTTGAATCAACAGCTACAGGAACAATGCTATCTTTTGGACAACATCCAGTATATGCAGCAAGATTACGATACGCATCATGATTTAACACACGTAGCACAGGAGAACCATAAAGGTTGATGTACAAATTGTAAGTTTCGTTACACAAAAACTCAAATTCACAAGACTGAACGCCTACGGATAAAATTTCGGTAGTGTTACAAATTGCACCTACACCATCATGACCTAACACAGTAGCATCTGGAGTAATTGTATCGGAAACAGCATAACCTGTTCCTACTAAGTTTTCAACCATAGAAACAATTTCACCTGCGGCATTAACTTCTACATTAACAGTTAAACCAGTTCCAACACCCGAAGTTGTTGTAGGCACGTTAACATAAACGCCAGGAGTATATCCCGAACCACAAGGAGCCACAAACAATAAAGTTGTTGCTGGTTGAGCGTTAGTATTACCAACATGCCAAATAGATTGCTCTGCCGGAGCAGCTGCAAATTTATACACATTGTTTACATAACGAGGATTGATATACTTCGATTTATTCGATTCAGCATACCCACCATGAAAAGGTCCAATCTTATCATTAGGCATGATAGACGAACCTGCAAGAATCAAAGGTGCACCGTTTATAATTTCAGCAGATGCAGCATCAACTGATGTAAAAGTGTCTTTTGTAAAAAGACCAAATGCCGGAGATACAGGAGCACCCGCATCGGCAATTGCACGTAACTGAGATGTTGTAACGCCTGAATCTGTAACGAAACCTCCGTCTACGTTGACACCTGCGAAAACTCCCGTTCCTATGCTTGAAGGGAAAGCCTTTGGAAAGGCATTGTTAAAATAACTCATAGTTCTAATTTAAAATTTATATACAATTACTTATAATGTAACGATAATTTATTGATTGTGCAAGAATTAAATAAAAATTTAATATCCTTTCATAATCTTTTTACTTTTGCTATGTTCAGAATAAGCTTTAGTACAAATATCCTCCATAACTTTTGCATTAGGATTAACCATCCCACCGGTTTTCATTTGAGGAAGATTCATTTTATTTTTTGAACCTACAGTTCCTCCATCTTTCTTTTTATAATTTTTCATAATTAATTATTTGATTCAACAGATTTATCGGCAATTTGAAAAGACCCCATGCTTTCAATATCACCAGCTAATATTTTTACAGCTTCTTCAATTAGAACTTCGACAATATCATCTTTAAATTCGGATATAATCTCTTGAGTTGAAACAGCGCCCGTATATGGATTAGAAACTCCTTGCATTTCTATTCTACGCGGTTGCTTATAATAATGCAATACGGCTTCTTCAACATCAAAGTTATTGTTGGTCCAAATTTTAACCACGTTATCTGCCATTGTTATAAAAGTTTCCCCCCATTCAAAATTAGGATTTCTTAAAGGATCTTTTAATAACACATCAACATTTGTTTCTTCTGCCAAATAAATAACGAATTTGCTTTTTTCACAACAGTCAGTTTTAGCTTTAAAACTAACACGTTTATACTCAAAGTAATTTACAGGAAAATTAATAGAACCAAAATAACAATCTTCTTTCTTTAAAGAAAGAGAGTGTTCTCTTAATAGGATTTGTAAATCATCTATCCTACGTTTAGTTTGCTCATCACCTGTTTTGGATAAATTGGTGCCATGAAGTTGTCTACGGCACCAATCTACAGTTGCTTTATTAAAAGCTTCAACAATATGCCATCGTTCTAAATTATCAAAATCGTTACTGCTTAACTTATTTAAGCGTTGCATGACTTTCAAACGTATTGTTAAATTATCCATAACTTATATTAATTTGACCAACGGGCTTCAATAGCTTCCATTACAGAACCTAAAACATCTTCGTTTACTGGATTTACTAAATACTCATAAACTTCAGAAGGATTCCTTCCTAGCATTACATTACTTTGTTTCCAATAAAGCAATCCATCTCCTTTTAAAATAACCAACTTCAACATTGTTGAATCTTTAATCATTGCACGAATTTTTAATTCTTGCATTGATAATTCACAGATTTCAATAAAATGAGTTGCTGCCTTTTTGATAACACTTTCAGAAGACCTACCGTTAATGTAAGCATCTAAATCTTCATAAATAGAATCTGTAAGTGTTGAATTTTTATATTGAAAGCTTGAAGGTTCGATTAGTTTGATAACGTAGAATAACTTTCTAGGCTCTGTTTCTAAAATGCTATCTAACAACGAAAGGGCTTTGTTTTTAATTTTCGTTGTACTAGCTTGAGTTGTAACAGTATCTATTTGTCTATCTAAATACCATTTTCGATTTTTAAGTCCAGACTTACAATCTTCTAAACTTTTAGCAATCATCGGAAATCCCCCAGCTTCAATAGCAATCACTTTTAACAAATCGTCTACTTTATTAATAGGATCTAGAACTATTGTGGCATTACTCATTTCAAGTGCCAACTGTGACCAAATTTCTCTATTGTTTGGTTTGTATGTTTCAACCTTGTTCCAAAACTCAGGATCGTTAACGTCTATGTGAATATAATTTTTTTTAAATTCCAAATCTGCAACAATGCCTCGAATCTCTTTTATACGAGCTGCTTTTTTTTGAGGATCTGAAATGTTTTGAACTTCTGGCGCGGCTTCATCCAATCCATTTAAATAACGAACTCTACCATTTTGCTCTAAGCAAGCTAAAGGTTCACGCTGAACTGTTCCTGGGAAAACAACCATATTATAACTTTCTAATCCCATATTTTTAACGTTGTTGTCAACGTAAGGTTTAATAGAAATTTTACCTGCTTTTAAAAACTTTTTTTCAACTACTTCATTCATAACTGTTGGTTTTTATGTATTTGACTTTACCTAAAAACCCCTCGACGGTTAATCGAGGGGCGTTTATATTTAGTATTTGATTACAAACTAAATCCAGTAATAGGATTACGCATAACAATCTTTAATACTTTTGTTGGATCTTCAACCCAAATAGCAGGCATCGCTTGAGTCATATAAACTCTATACCCGTTAAACTGACCTGACGATTGGAATCCTTGAGTACGTCCCATGTAATCCATTGTACCATTTTGGTACCACCATTTTAATTCAGAATCCCATTTCTTGCGAAGCAATTTAATGTTGTCTGAACCAGTATCTGTAACATCAAAGATGATGAAAGAATAAGATGATAATGGATATCCATCAATCACAGGGTTTTCAATTTTGTTCTGATGAACATTATCAAAAGCAGGGTTAAGCACAAACTTAACATTTGCTAAGAAAGGAATATGGAAAGACGTAAATGAGAATCCATAATGTAAATCCATGGCTTTACCAGAAATTGCATCAACCCCACTCTTATCACCATTGATTGTTAAACCAGATGCAACAGCTTCACGCAATACAGCTTCGTTAATCATTTTCATACCGGCCATACCTGTTTGAACAATTAACTCACGTTTTGAATCAGGACCTTCGAATTCAACTTTACCTCTAAAGAAGTTAAGTAATTCAGCACGGAACATATCTAAACGGAAATCAGATTTATTGTAAACATGCTTGAATGCATTATCCAACTGTTTCCAAAGACCGACAGAAAGACGTAAATCATCTGGACCATCTTGCTTAATACGACCACCTTTACCCCACATAAGGTAAGTTTCAATATCGTAAGCAATTTTTGAAAGATGCGCAGCTTCCATTTTAGTCAAGAAAGTCTTAACTAAATCTCCGTTCTCAACAGCTTTTTTTACATAATCAGAACCTTTAGCAGTAATCATACCCTCAAGAGTATTGATTGACGGATCTAAAGTTGTATCGTGATTTTTCCAAATTTCTGTTACCGGAACCTTACCATCAAGAGTAAGACCACCTTTCTCCATCAACTTAACTCGAGATGATACAGAATAGTGAACATGAGCTTCAGCATTACCAACGTAGTTATAAAACTCACGAGAAGATGCTTGAGTAGTCATATCAGAGAAACGTTCTCCATACTCACCTCTAGCAGACGAAACTCGGAAATACTCAGTATTACATTCTAAGTACGCAGGATCGATAAACTTAAATGAGTCATTGTTTACAAGCTCCACAGTGTAAATTACACCATCACCCATATCCAATATATCATCATTTGTGATATACAATTCTGCTCCGTTGTATTTGTCATAAGTAATAATATCACCATGACCAAATACTCTACGATTCATTTTAATTTGAAAACTTGTTCCATCAATTCCAGGTTGTGGATTTGTTTCAATGTTTTCAGTAATGTAAGGAAGCTCCTCAGAAATAGGAGTTCTCCATGTAAATTCCCCTTTAGGGTTTTCTACATCTATTACATTTTTTCCATTAAATGATGACATTTGATACAAAGGCATTTCAACCTTTTGAAGTTGAGCCCACATATCGATAGGTCCCATATCATCAGGTTTTGCATCCTTCATCAAATTCATCAAGTGGTAGCTATCAACATGTGATGATGCTACGTAAGCGTTATCTCTAAGGAATAAGCCATTGTTTAAACTTGGTGTCATTTATGTTTGTTTTAAAATTTCCAATTTACTAACTCCGAGAAAAAATACTTCTGCTCGAAGAACGTCTTTTAACATTCTCACGATTTTGAGGTACCTCTCGGTTTTCTTGTGTTGAAGATGCAGGCTGCCTTTTATCAGAAGCAGATTTAAGAGCTCTGTAAGTATCAGCCGTTGCAGCTTTTTTCCCAAGGGTTTTTACACTTTCTCGATAACTATTAGGGTCTTTTAGTAACCATAATGCTTCGAGAAGTATTGACGGATTGGCATTATCACCAATTTGATATTGCTCAATCAAGTAACCTAACTCGCTTGTTGGGTTACCTTCTCTGTCTTGATAAGTCGATGTATCAGTCATACCATAGAATAATGCTGTTTGAATTTTATTATCTAATGGTAATCCGTTAAGATGAGTAACGTTTAAGGTCTTGTAAATTTTTTCAGCATATGTAGCTTTAACTTCTTCTGCTTTTTTTCTACGTTCCTCTTGTTCATTCAGCTTGTTTTGCATTATCTCGGCTTGTTTTTTATCAAGCTTTGGTTTAAACTGAGAAGCTTTTTTGTCTAACTCATTACGATCTAAATAAGCTGTAATCTCATCTTCGATTTCTTCATCTGTTCCAAACTTAGTTTCTCTTAACCACTCTCTTACAATACGTTCCTGGTCTTCTTCTTTATCTAAAGAAAGATTTGAAACTTCTTGCGATTGAGCAACCGTTTTTAAAATAGAAGTTATATCCTTTCCTCCATTTAAATTGTAAGCAACAACCTCTTGAATCTTGGGATCTAATTTGCTAAAAACATCCATTGGAGCTTTTCTGGCAATCTCATCTACATGCGTAGCAATGTTAGCTTCAATAAGCTCTACAAAATCATCTGCCGTATACTCACTTAAATCAGGAGCATCTTCGAATGGAGTAATCAAACCTTTTTCTTCAAGCTTTCTCATAGCCTCAATTAAAGCAGGTTTACGACCACCCTTGTTTTTGTTTTGAACTTCAGAACCTTCTTCATCCTCTTCTTCATCCAAGTCCGAATCTAAAATAGTTTTTAAATCCCCAGGTTTCGGAGGAGGTGAATCATCATCATCATCATCATCTGACCCATCTTTGGGTTCATTGTCAAGGAACGCTAAACTGTCTTCCCGTTGTGAAAAAACTGATTTTTTTGAATCATCTGGAGTTATAACTGTTGCAGCTTTTGTTCCTAGTAACTCATCCATATCGTTAACTTCAACAACGTTAACATTTTTTTTATCACTCATATTTGTTGGTTTTTTATGTAACTGACTTTATCTAATTTACTTAATTAAAATTCTATAAACAATAAATATTTAAACTTTTAATAGTTGATTTTTATTTTCTGAGCAGTATATAGCTAAAATAAAATAATTGGAAAACTTAAAGGTTTTTATTCTCTAAACTTTTTATTTTTTCTGCTATCTATTTCGGCTTTAGTTTGATTCTCTCTTGCAATTTTTAAATCGGTATCTGATTTTTCTCTAGCTTGTTCAATTTTACGTTCTTCTAAATCAAGCTTTCTTTTTGATAAATCCATTTTATTACTTTCCTGCTCTTTTTTAAAAGTCATTGTTTCGGAATACTCATCTCTAGAGCGAATTGATTCCATAGCATCTATAAAATCAGATTGTTTATTTTCATTGATATCTTGCATTGCTCCAAATCCAGCAGCTCTAATTTCAGCAACCATTAAGTCTTTACGATTTTTCATTTCAAGTAATAACTTTTCATGATCGTTTGCTAATTTAAGTTCTTGCTCTTTAGCTTTTATTTCCATATCGGCTAACTCTTTAGCTCTAGCATGCTCTTCTTCTGCTTGTCTTGCTTGTTTTTCTTCAACAGCTTTAAGTTTAGAATTAAGAGTTCCTAAAGAATCGACTTCCATTACTTGAGATAAGTCATAAATAGAAGCTCCCATTGTATTGTTAGTAGCAACAATATTTTGAATTCTTTCAATTATACTTCTGTGATTTGCACTTGTTCTTGCAAAAACATTAATGTCGATTAACAATAAATCAGTTCCGTTAATTTCAAAAAACTTTCTTTCATCAGGAGAAACTAACCCTTGTAAACGAACAGAAGATTTATTAGAATGATAAAACTGAGCTAAGTCAGTTCTCATCTGGTGCACTCTAGGCATTAAATAATCTGAATGCTGAATAAAATACATCTCGGTTTGTGCATAGGAACCCGCAACAGATTGTTCTACTTCCGTAGCTGTTGAGGTTTGTCCCATCTGTTGACCCATACGTTGAGGCGTCATTCCAATAACTTCCAAAGCTTGAGTTTTAAAATAATTGGCTAGTTGAATTCTAGTCATTAATCTATTACTCTGTTCCAAATTTAAAGTCTGATAATGCTGAAAGTTTAAAGCATTTTCAGTATTCATCAAAGATGTATCTAATGGAAGTATGCTAAAGTCTTTCATTGCAACATATGCTTTTGCATAGTTACCCTTACCCCAATCTTCACCTAAAGATTTTTGAGGTAAAGCATTCTGATCTAATGCAACGACAGTTCCAATTTCATCAATTAATATATCGGCTATTTGATTATTAACCATATTAAAGCCAACTTGTGCCGACTTCATTAAATCAACAGGAGCTGTAGATTTTGAATTACGTTCTGTAAAAATTTTACCTTCTACTGGAACTTTTGATCCATATATTGAATCGTCACCTTTAAACTGAAAACGTAAAGGACCAATTTCATTTTTATCTATTCCTATGTATAATGGAGTAAACTCATCTCTATCTGTAGTTCCTTGAAACGACATTCTGTTTGGTCCAATTTTAACACCTCCATAGGTTTGATTAATCCAAAGCCATTCTATATGATCTCCAAAAACTAAAGTTTCTGCATTCCTTTCCTTTGTAAATTTTGTATGATAAATTGGATTATTTGCAATAACATAATTTTCATCAATTACCGCTATATGCTTTTGCCCTCCTTCATCGATACTTGTAAGATATCCAATCTTACGTTGAGTTTTCCAATACGCTGTAGTTACACGAAGCATCTGATCGTTAAACATAGATGAGCCATGCTCACCCTGCCCTATAATCCAAGATATAACATCGTCAGCATTATAACCGTTAGTATTAAATGACTGCCATTGCTTCATCTGCAATGACGGATCTAAGTTATCATTATGACTTATTGCTGGATTATAATAAGAACCGTCGTTTTGAACTCCATCTAATAAATATCTTCCTGCTCTAACTGGATGCATACCCTCTAAAGATTCTAACTGACTTTGAGTTAATCTTGGCCCATAAATATCAATAACGTCAGATATTGTTAACATGTCAATTTTACCAACCCAGCTTGCTTGAGATATGTATCGAACACTTGGAGATTTGTGATAAAACGTAAGAACCGGATTCCATAACTCGACCTCATAATCATCTTCATACATTAAAAAATGCCAAAACTCTCTATCAGTAATAAGCATATCTCTAAATGCTATTTCTTCAAGCTCTTCCATTTTAAAACGTTCCATGTCAATAGCATGCTGTTTAACAGCCCACTGCTCACCAAGAGTTTGATATTCTTTAGAATAAAAATCTTCAATTTCGGGAAGTCTTTTTAAAGCTTCTGGATCTAACTGTTCTTGTGCTTCAGGATCATTTGGGTCCATACCCATCTCAACCATTCTTTCAATTAACTTTACTTGAGCATCTTCTAACAAAACAGCTTCGATATCGGATTTCTTTTTTTCAAAAATCTCACTATAAGAATGTTCATCAATAGCCCTATAATCAATTTTAGTATTTCGTTTAGCAAACTCAGAAGTAAGTACGTTTATTACATTGGGTATAATAGGATAGAATTTTAAATCAAAAGCACTATCGTTATTTTGCTCACCTACATAATCACTGTCTAAAATATCAAGGAGTTCTGAATTTTCATTAATTTCTTGGTTAGGAATATAATCTTCTCTGTCGATGGTACCAACAGCAAGTTTATAATTTTTCATTAACCTGCGAGCATTTTGAGAAATTTGTTTTACACCTTGCCATTCTAACCAATCCAAATTATGAATTGCCCAGTCACCATCTTTTTGATCTAATGGTAAAAATTGAATAGGTTGCGTAAATGAATTAAATCCGTCACGGACTCCTTTTCTAGAACCGTTGTTTTTAATCTGAATTGCGTTTTGTACTTGCATAATTAATTAATTCGTCTAAATGGGTTTCGGTTAGGCTTTTGATAACTTCCCGATTTACTACCCGTACCTATAGTTTTAAAAGCACTACGTTTATCTAATTTATAAATTTTATCTGACATATCCAAGTGTTCATCTGATTCTAAATCAAATCTTTTCATCATACCTCGATTTGCATTCTGTAGTTTTACAAATGCAATTAAAGCTGCTAAAGCAATTAATCTATCGACGTTCATGCCATGCTCATACTGAGTCATTTCTTCTAAGGCCATATAATCTGGAATTCTTTCAATTCCAAATGTGGTACTTGTTACTTCTCCAACATCATCTGTTTCTTGATAAATTTTTTCTTTAATGAACGCTATCAAATAAGGAAGCAGGTTAGTAGTAAATATAGTTCCTGTATTTTTCCAACCAAATTCTTGATGCGATTGTTTGTTAGAGCCCAACTCTTTAAGAAAAACCATTTGATCTTTTGGAACCAAATACCTTTGATATCTTTTCATTATCATATACAACACAAACAATGAAACGTTAGCCTCAATTAAAGTCCAAGCGTTATAGATTCTAATAATTAATTCTAATCTTTTGTGAGTATCATTTATATCATCAAACCTTCCTGCCCAGGAACAAACAACTCTATCTCCCTCAACATACGTACTAGGTTTACCATTTACATTTTTGGTTACTTCTAAAGGGTTCTTGTAAATAAAAATTGTACATAAGGAATCGGTAGATGTTGTTTTACCTTCGGCAACAGGGTCAATAGATCCATAATAAGTTCCCCATGGAGCATTTGGATCAGGACGTTCCCACATTTCAATAATTCCAGTCTTATCTACCCTTTTTTTATCTACAGGAAATTCCCTAATAGGTGCTTTTTTGCTAGGGATAATTTTAATATCACCATTAATTTCTTCTTCTAAGTCTACAAATTCCGAAGGACATTTGCCATCTTGAAGTTCTAATTTATAACTTTCAATTAAGGCTAATGGAAATCTCGATTCAGATCTAGAAGCAAAAGCCACTTGCATATTTATAGGTCTTTGAGATTTACGAATCTGACAAGTTTCGGGTTCTAAATCTCTTTCCCATTCAGCATACAATTCTTCTAATCGTTTGGTTGCTTCTTTAACTAAGCTATTTCCATACTCGTCAATAAACGGAGGCATTGAATATTGTTCAGGAATAAACATTCCCGTTTCTTGAACAGTTCCTTTAAAGTTAACATGTTTATTTTTTATTGTATAAAAGTTATTAGTTTTAGCTTTATAGATATAATTTTTTAAAGGTTTACATTGGGCTAAGTCTCCAACAGTTCCCGCAGCTACAAAAAATCCAGTTGTTATATCTCCTGCTTCCATTGCAGGTAATAAAAACTCCAATGTTTTATCCATTGATGGAGCAATACCAGCTTCTTCATAAAAGAACATAGTAGTTAAACCACCTACACCTGCTGTATCAGATTGGTGAAAAGATATAGATTGCATCGTACCCATAAGACCTATATCAAAAGTTTTACCTGCCTCAGTTACTTGTTGCTTTTGATTCCACTCACCTACAACACCAGGATTCATTTCTCTTGTCCATGCCGTATTCTTATTTAAGAAAGTCCTATACATTTGAGCAAATTTCCAAGAACCGTTTACTCCAGTAAGATATGTTTCTAAGGATGCTCCCATTTTTAATACAGGAGAGTCTTCAAACCACATAATGTTAATAAGCTTTGCTACATGATATAACGATGATCCAAACTGACGCTTCTTTAAAACTACGGCATGTTGATATTTTAATTCAGCAATAAACTCATATAGATCCATCCATATTTGAGTATCCCAAATATCATTAAACCTACGTTTCTTTTTAACCTTATCTATAATTTCTAAAAAGTTAATCCAAAAATAATAATACCGAGTTAGATAATATTTTTTATCTCCTCTATAAAAGAAACAACCTTTTCTACTTTTAAGTTTTTCAAAATCCCAGTAATCTTCAAAGTCAATAGTTCCTTCTAAAAAATCACAATAGAAACCATCCCTTTTAAACTTTATAGCTTCTGTTTTAAACTCATCAACTATATTATCTAATTCATACTCTCCAGGTTCTTTAAAATAATCTGTTTCTAAAACTTCTGCAAACTCATCTCTACTAGAAAAAGATATTAATTTCCAATCTCCATTATCCCAACAAGGAATATTTTCATATATTTCCCCAATATCTTTTTTGTCGTAAATTATCATGAGTTAGGTCTTAGGTCGTAGGGAATGGAAGACTTACCGCGAGCCATTACTTTTTCTTCTTCTTTAACAGCTTCCATAACACCTTGAAATGATTCGCGAACAGTTTTAAACTCTTTAGCTATTCGAAGCATTGATCCAATATTACCATCTCTACCATCAGTAATTTCAGTAGTTTCAAGGTATGTATTCAATCTTTCTAACATAGTCTTTATTGCAATATACGATTTCTTAGTAGGAGTTTCATACAATTTTTTACATTCGTCAACAGCTCTTAATATTAAAGGATCTTCAATATCAAACTCTGGCTGTAAATCTCTTAGTATTTTTTCTTCTCTATCTAATTCAGAAATATTAAAATATGGATTTTCCGGACCCGTATAACTTATGTAATAAATGTAAGCGAATATTTTTAAATGTTCTTCTGGAAATTCATCAATAATAGATTTTAACCAAGAGATCATATAACAATGCTCCGTTACTTTTACACCTCTCCCATCAACTTCAAATAATCTAATGTTCATTGTTCAATACTATTTGTTTATGTTCTTTTAACCACTTAAGCATAGAAACAACTTCTTTTTTTAAATAAGGTAGTCGGTATGGAGTAACCTCTTTAATAATAGGTTCTCCTAAAGGATCTAATGCAATTATAGGATAACCAAACTCATCCAAGTCTTCTACTTCAAATTTTATATGATGAATTTCTAAAACTCCAGGTGTTAAATTATAATTATGTTTTAGTATTACATACATGTAAATACTAAGTTGTAAAGCGTAATCATTAAATTCACAATCATCTAAATGATGTAATGGCGCCAACATTTTCTTTTTGGTCCCATCATAAAATTGATACCCTTCAGTTTTGATTTCTTTATTGGTTTTATAATCGTAAATATCTAATCTATCTCCTACTACTTCTACTCTATCAGCTTGACCGCAGATGCTAGCAGATTTTAAATAAACCATGTGTTCCGGATATACTCCAGAAACTAAAGTTTGAGAAGATGATATTTTAATGTTTCCATTTTCCTCGAAATGAGGACTTATTATAGGAAGCTCTATACCATCCCTGGTAATGCTATTTAAATCAAGAACATCTTTTTCTCTTTGGTTATGGTACCAACTTCCTAAATCAATAGCTCTTTTATTTTCTCGTTCCCAAGATTCTATTATTTTTAAAGGATCCTTTCCTGCATATTTAGGATTCTTTCCTTTAGAGCATCGGTCTGCTACAGTTTTAGCATCGAAAGGTTCTTTAAATTGATGAACTAATTTAGTAACACTGACCCAATCAAAAGAATCATCAGAAAAATATTTATGCCCTTCTTCTTTAAATTTAAGCATGGTTTTATTTTTTTTCGTTTAGTAAATCTAACTGATCCTCTTCAGATTCAGTTAGTACTGGTTCCCATTTCCCCAAAGGGCAACTGCTTGACAAACTCCTTGTCTTTAAGTCTAAAGCACATCCACAATTTCCACAACAAGGTTGAGTACCTTTTACATAACATTTATCCCCCTTTAAATCAAATTCCGGACACTCTTTGCAAACATTCATTCTTTCGGAAGCAATCAACTCAACAGCCTCAGTTTTAAAAATGTTATTTTTTAGGCCATTGAGAATTTCGTTTCTACTTTTCCATATTTTTTTTACGTTCATATTCCTTACGGTTTACATTGATAATACTTAATATTTCTTTTTGTTGAACGATCAAAGCTTTCTTGGTTTCAACAATCGATACTTCTTTAAAAGTTTCCGGAGTAGCTTTTTCAACAATCACTGAAAGTTTTTCAATTGACTCTTCTAGCTTTTTTTTACTTAGATAAAATACTCCAAGCTCTCTTACAAAAACTCTAGGGTGTTTTAAACTTTCCAATTTATTACGTAATTCTTTATAATAAAAATCTACAACGTCGTTAACTTCTTCAGCATTTTTCCCTAACTCTTTTGCTACATCAGGAATTAAATCTTTAGCTTTCCGATACATGGTACACTTTAAGGTTTATTAAAAAATTATTTTCTTTTAGTAATTCAAAATCCTCAGAAAGAATAATTACTTTATTACCTAAGCCTTTTCTAATAACTAACTTATCTTTAACACATTTGATAATAAAATTTCTAACAGTTTGAGGATTGCCAAAAACTTCTTCGGTGTGAACAATTTGCTCACAAAAATCTGAAATATTCATTTCTCCCCACATACCTAAGTATGCCAGTGTATCCATTTGAGCAGGACTAATTCGAACATTGTTTAAAAAACAATAAGTGTTAATTTGAAATCGAATAATGTCGTATAAGCTCATCGGTAATTTCTTATCGACTACTACTACTTTCATAAATTCTATTTTTCTTTTTCGGGAACTTCTTCGACAGGAGCTAGTAATTCAATAAGCTTTCGCTGATAAGCGTTTTCTTCAAAACGACTTTTGGATATTGATGCTCTTAATTCTGAATATTCTTTTTCAATACGTAAAGCTGTTAATTCATTTTTCATGTAATGAATTCTTTGCTCTTTTAATTGCTGAAGTTCTTCTTCGGAATATTCTTTTTTGGTTTCTTTTGGCATGACATAAATTTTATAATTCTCTACTAAATTACAAAATTATTACTAAACAATAAATATTTATTATTTATTTACGTTTGGAAGATTTAGAACCTTTGCCATTTCTTGCACGATTTTTAGACTGAGCTTCGTTTTTTAAGCCCCCTTTACCATGACTCTTATCTTTACCATCACCGTTGCCGTAAGTATTATCATCACGATTTGCCTTATTTAAGCCAGCTCTATATTTTTTTCGTTTCTCGGTTGCATGATATTCTTTATTATACGCATCTTTTTTGGCTTTAGCTTTAGGATTATTTTGAAAATAAGCTGCTGATTCCGAAGTTCCCTTTTTAGTTCCTGCTAATTTATTACGTGCCATATGTCTTATAATTTAGTTCCTACAAAAATTCCTCCTCCAAAAATAACCATTTTAAACCATAACTTATCATGGAAAGCTACTTTAGGTTTTATGGCATAGTTTGTTAAAGAGGTTACTGAGTGATAAGGATTCTTAGAAGTAACTGTTACTACTTGCTCATTACGTTTAAATAATCCATTCTTTTTTTCTCCCACAACTATAAGCATATCATTGGTTATGTTTATAGAAGCAAAATCTAATCCTTTATTATGACTACGGCCATTTAGGCTAATCCATTTGTCAACGTAGGAGAAAGGGACATTGAAGGTATCGCACGGTAAGGTATCTGTATAATATACAAGTACATCTTTAAAAACAATTTCTGTAACAATTTTAGTTATGGTTTTAGGTTTTTTAATTCTTAGATCTTCCAACTCTTTCATTAAAGAATCTTTAGCTATTCTTAGCTCCTTTTCTGTAACTTCCAAACTTTGATTATAGTAAACAGCTTTTCCTAATTTAGATTTATAAACCTTTGCTGAATCCTTATAATTAATGATGTCAGATATAGAACTTAAAGATTGTCTAGATCCATTACAAGTTCTTATATTAAAAACAAGTAATGCTAATAACCCTACAGTAAGAATTATATTTAGAGTTCTAGATTTCATAATTAAAAGCTTAGTAGTAATTCTATTAATTTAGGATGAGGGTATAAATCAGTTTTACCTTTTTGTACATTGGTGTGGCACCATAGTCCAGGATTAGCTGTAACATATTTTACATCACAAAAATCAAATGCTTCAAATGCTCCCATTGTTCTAACAAGTTCAGGAAGTCCTTTAGAAATATCTATACCATCTCTTAAGGCTATGTATCTAGACCACTTTCTTAAAGCTTCTATTTGAGCGTCAGAATAATTATGCCAATACTTATACCCTCTAAATTCTTTTTCTAATTCTATTACTTGGTCAGCATGTGCTTCTGTACCTACATAAGTATAAAACTTATTAGGAGTTTTTCTAATCCAAGTTTTTTTACCATCTACTGTTTTATGAAAACCTCCTTTAGTTAAATAACCAAAGTTATTAAGTTCTATACCTACAGAATTAGAATGTAGTTTACCACGACCTGTACCTAGGTGCCAACCCCAACCACCTTTAGGAAAAGCTTTTACTAGTACCCCGTCAAACTTATTATTACCATCAGTAATTTTCTGTCCTCCAAGCACATATTCTGTAGCTACAGCACCTCTAGAATCTTTTCCCCAATCATCAATAGTTTTATAAGGATTTTCCCAACCTGCCGTGTGATGCCAAAAAGCCCACTCTTTTTCAGTAGGTCCTTCAAAGTATTCTCCTTTAGGTAAAAAATGTTCTTCTGACTTATAAGCTTCATCATTAGAAGGTATAACCTTTACAACTATTTCTTGAACTTCAGGAAGCTCTTGACAATCTGTTGTGGCTAATGGATCTTCCATAATAACTATAGGTTCTTCTACAAGTACATTCTTTGGTGACGAAGACTGTGTAGATACGTTATGTTTATTAAACATACCCATAAAAAACTTAAATATTTCTATTAACTTCATTATATCTTATTTAACGTCTTCTTTTTTTACTTTAAACATAGTGAGCAAAACTCCTTCAATAAGAGAGTCTTTAGCTGTTAAGAATACCCAACCAAGTGTAGATACTCCCCCAAGTTCTAGGACAGTTACCTCATAATTAGCAAACTTACTTCCTACGTACAAACCTACTGCTGCAAGCATTAATGTTATGCCAATCCCCGTAGTAATTTTATTCTGAAATCTCTCCTTCATCTTTTTTTATTTTATCAATTTTAAGAACTTTTAGGTTTAAAAATTCTGCAACTTTTTTGGTTATTCCATACTTATCTTCCCAACCCAATCTTATGAAATTTTCTAAATTACTTATAATTAAATTTATAAGGACATAGTTTGTAAAAATATAGTGTACAATAACATAAGGATTTGCACGTCCTTGTGCCGGCCCATATAAAGCTAATATATTAGTACAACCAATCATAATGACATATATAAAGAGTTTTACCCAACCTCTTGTAAATGTATTAGTATTAAAATCAGCTCCTTCTTTTTTAGACGCTTTTATTCCAGTAATCAACTCTAATGTAAAAAGAATAATTAAAACAGTAATAGTAGGCAGGTTTAGACCTAAAGTATTTTCTATAACAACAGCTGCCCCAGTTAAACCTGCTGTCAATCCTATAGTAGCTATTGATGAATCTGGATGAAATGTGCTATTAAGGAACTGATTATAATTATCGTAACCTAATATTTTTGATATAATTTCCACAACTTTAATTTTTAATGCACGTAAATAAATTCTCCAGTGTTATCTAAGTAATAATGGAGACTGTAAACTCTGTCATAAAACGCTCTATGTACATTTCCAAATTCATCTCTGTACCACTTAGCACCCGTACCATCTCCACGTAAACCAATAGCAAAGTATCTAGAACCTTCTGCTATTTTACTATTAATATCAGAAACTTCTTTTTTTAATGACTCTAGTTGTAATATTAAATCATAAGCTTCTTCGTGTAGAACTTTTGCAATTTGTTTTTTTAATTCTGTTTCTGTAGCTAATTTATGATCGGAATACTTAGAATATACAAATGTTCCAAAAGAAGCTATTACCATTAAAGCCCCGCAAATACTGCTGACTACTAAAAGCTTTTTGCCAAAGGTCATATCTTTAAATCTAGATTCCATCTTTCTACTGTATGTTTAATCCAATTATTATTAAGAAACTCATATTGAGTTGCTGGTGTTGATTTGTGCCAACCTTCTAAGTCATGAAGCCATGCCGTTAATTGTGAACAGATCATTCTTTTAGTTTCTATTTCTTCCCCTCGGTACTTGTATTTTTTTGTTACTAATTTGTAAGGAATCCGGAACATAAAAGTAAAGTAATCGTACTTAGTCTTTTTGCCTACAACAGATAACGCTTTTTTAGCAAATTCTTTTTGATCAAAGTTAGCAGGATTTCTAAACAATAAAAATTCATACCCCCACTTTTCAATCCATTCATCAAAAGAAATTAACTCAACTCCCTTAGACTGCATTTCAATTACATAAACCTGATCCCATATTTCAACTACTGTTGCCGTATGCGACCAATCAGATCTTGTTGCTTTCTTAATTAATTTTGAAAGCCAGCTTTGCCTTTTACAAACTAAAATATCTCCTGTATTCATCGGTTATCAATTATAGCGTTAATAGCTTCAATAGTTTCTGCATTCACGATTTCCTGCTTTAAAGTTGATCCACCTGTATATGCAGAAGAAACTACTGATAAACCTGCCATGTACATTGGAGTAACATTCTCATAGCTCAAAAAATAACTTTCATTGTTTTTTGTAGTCATTTGAAGTGGAAACATTTCTAGCTGATTAAACAGTTCTTTGCTTGAATGTATGTTAGTTAGATTTGATTGAGCAGGAATTGATAACGAAAAGTTATACCCATCAAAAAAATAACCCAAAGCAATTAAACTTCTAGTCTTTGTATCTATTTCTATAAATCTTTTTTCTTTTAAGCTTTTTATTTCAATTATATCAACTACTGCTTCTAATTCAGCTTCTTCTAACTCTGTTAAACCGTCAGCATCAATAAATGTAGTTGTAACACCATCAATAACTTCTGTGCGAATAGATGTTATTTTATGACTAAACGCTAAATCTTGAATAGCGTTATAAAGCAATGCAATATTTAATTCTTTTGTAGTAACCATCTTATGCTATCTTAATTAAAACCATTTGTCTTGCCCAGGCTATTCTTTGAACACCTCCTATAGCAGTATCTTCTGTCCAGCGTAATTCAACTTGCTGAGTTCCATCTACAGTAACTATATTACTTAAAGTATTTGTAACTCGTATGTTATTCTGTACTTCTTGCGAATTTGAAATACCCACAAAAATTCCATCAATGGCTAATTGAAATGTGTTTATTCTTTCATTTTCTGTACTGCTATGGACTACAAAAGTTTGAACTAAATAAGTTCCAGCATCAGGAGTTATTAACATATTAGGTACAGGTGGCGTTCCTAATCCTGCTTGACTTACTCGATTGTTAGCTTCAATAATAGTTACTCCTACACCTGACGAAAGTAATAAATCAAGAACTGTAGCAAAAGGATTTGCAGGACTTGGATTATTAGCATTTATTAATGCTTGATACTTAGCATCGGGAATGTTTCTAGATATCTTAGTCATAACTATGTAGTATATTCAATAATAAAATTAGTGTCTGTGGCATCGTATTCAATAGCATTGTAAGTGTCTCTACTGCCTGCATCACCCCAAGGTATTGTCATTCCTGCTGGCAAACTTACACCATTCCAAATACCTGGTTGATTTCCTAAATTTATTACAGATCCCCTTAAAGAACCTGCTGGAACGCTACCTACTCCTGTAGAAGATATTGTATTGTGAGTTCTAATTGCTGGCGTAAGCTTAAGATCAATGTTATCTAATGTCAAACCTTGATCGAGCAATTCAGCCAAAATTAAATTTAAGCTTGCCGAACCATCTAAATATTCCAAAGGACCCACGGGAACATAGGCTGCTCCGTTTACATCAACGTAAGACAACACCCAGGTTTGGGTTTGCTCATCGTATTCATTACGTTGAACAACAATGTTTCCATTTCCTGTATCGCGAACTAATTTAAGTTCAAATTCTTGATGTGCCATTACGGCATCTCTAATTTGAGCTAACAAACTATTAGCATTACCTAAGTCAGATGTATTATTAGAAATAGAATCTAATCCTTTTAATAGCTTAAGTCTGTAAGAAAAATCAATATTCTTACCGTCGCTGTTTTTATTACCAATACCCATAATGCATTTATTTATGTAATAAGATAATCAAAATATTTAATTTAACCAATATTTTACTAAGGGTATAATTTTATTTCTACCGATACATCAGCCATATTAGCATCTGATATTCCAGATAGGAATGTGTGATGTTCGAATTCTATATACGTTGTTGCATAAAACGTAGGAACAAAGATCCCTTCTGTAGTGTTACCAATCCACATAATTAAATTGTTGGCAACAACAGGTTGACTAAACTCAGCTCGATATACCCCATTAGCCATTCTCACGAAACTTACAACAACCGAGATACTAGACTCATGAAGTATTGCAACAACAGGATCATCAACTAAATCGAAAGTTACTCTTGCTTCAAAACGTGTTTCCGTTGGAGGAAGTATTTGAAACTCTAAACCATCTTCTGTAGAATTTACAACAACTCGAGCTCCCGCAAATCCTACATAGTCAGCAGGTGTATCGATAAGTTCGATAAATTCATCAAGAGGTTCTACGAAAATTAATCTAGTTCCTGCAGGATTTACTTGTAAGATATCCCCAGGGTTACCAAGTACATTAGGTGTATCGATTAAATCAAGAATGGAAATCTGCCCAAGCAAAACATCTCTTAATGTTTGAGCTTCCATGACGTGAGGTTTATACCCTTCTTGCCAATCATCATCTTTACGACCAATAAAAAATAAATCAGTTGCTAAAAATTCTTTAGCGATCTGTTGTTTTTTTATTAAATGTGCTGGGCTCAGCTGTGTACCAAACATCGACATATAATTTCTTTATTCGTTAATTGCTGCTAGTGCAATAATCGTAGTTACAAAGCTATCAATAACATCTTTATGTTCTGTAGTTAAATAATCTACCTCTTCAATTTCTTCGATAAATGTAATATTAGAACTAAAATATTTAATTTCAATATCTGAATCGATGTTATTTATTACTACGCCTACATTTTTAGGCATGCTTTCAAAAAAATTTGTTACCACTGCTAAGTCTTCTGAATTTAACGAAGCTACGTGTATTTCAAAAGGTCCTTGTACAGTACTTCCACAAATACAATGCATTTCTTCTACTCCAGGGTTTGTATTTAAAATATCAATCATTTTAGATAAAGTTTGGGGTTACTAATACAGGATCAACTATTAATCCTGTGGGTGTTAATTCATCAGTTACATTTACTCCAACGCCTTTGGTACTTCTAATATTGTGTAGCTGAACAATTGCCCCAGCAACAGTACTAAAAATTAAATCTCCTACTAGCCCGTTTCCTGAATACAAAGAATTATACATATAAAGACGCGAAGAAGCATTAGTAATAGTTACAGCATTTACTTCATCAACATCAGTATATAATAAGCAATTGTTAATATAACATCTAGCAGCTCCCTGCAAAAGAATTCCTGCATTTAGCAAAGCATAAGTATTATAATTTACTAATCCTCCGTTGTTAAAAACTGTTGTGCCTACATTCAGTTCACCAATCCTTCTTTTAGAGCTTATACTTCCATTATGCTTAACAATAGCATTAGCACTACCTCGATAAATACCAGCCCTAGAATTATTAGCATATATGTTTCCGTTGATTGTATGGTCTCCACCACCTCCAGACCATGTTGTAAAAACCCCTCCTATTCCACCAAAATATGTTTCGGTATCTTCTTGGATCATATCTCCATTAAATATGGAAGTTCCTGTAGTAGATGTTTCTACTAATACAACTTGTTTAAAATTTCCTCCTAAAGAACTTATGTTACTGATAATCATTTTAGGACAATTAACAACTAGCTTTCCTGTAAAAGCACGTAGCTTAAAAGGAGTAGCGTCACATCTTATTTCATCAGTAATATCTATTACTGTATTTCGATTTCCTGATATTTGAAGGCTACCACTTTGAAAAAACCCTTTACTTTTTATTTTGGTACATTTAAAATAAGCCGTTCCCGAAGCTCCTATAAACATAGGACCGCTATGAGAATCTATAGTATCAAACTCTGCATGGATATTAGAATTTCCATTTAATTCAAAAAATGTAGCTGTTGAACTACCTGCATTAAAATAACTAGCATGCCCGTACCAATTACAATTTACTACACCATCAAGAGCGCTATAAAAAGAATCTCTTATTCTTGAAAATACACCAAAAGAAACTCCAGGTTCACAATAGGTATCTATATGAGAACGTAACCACATAGTAGAATGGTTTCCGTAATTCCCTGAACGCATATAAATTAAAGCTCTATTGGTAGCAGTGAGCGTATTATAATTTACATTTATTGCAGCTAAAGCTCCTTGGTAACTAGCAAAGGGTTTATCAAATCTCCCTAATACTCCTGTGCTATTATTTCCAAACGTTCTATCTACCCATGCTACAGTAGAATAATTAATATCTGTATTTACAATAGGTGGTGGAGGAATAGAACTCAAAACTGATTTTTTTAAATCACTTTCGAAATCTTTATAACGAATAGATTTACCCAACCACCCGTTATATCCTATACTAGATAGTTTACCAAAAGAAATAAGATCTTCCTTTTCAATCTTTTTTGCTAAATTACCTGGTCTTGATAACAAGTTCCAAATATTATTTATGTTAATTCCTGCCATGCTATTGTTTTAAATAAGATACTAAATATTTTCCAATAAAAAAACCCTCAGATAAAATCCAAGGGTTTTTTTTTGGTTGGTTTAAATAACAGCCGAGATTTTAATATACGGCAGCTATATCGTTTTCACCTATAATGAAATATCTTATACCATTAATTTCTAACGATTCGGCCCTACCCGGTGCAAGCATTCGCGCAGGAATATAAATTTCATCCCCAGGAGATACTCTTTCTACTTCATCCCCAACTTGTATTACAGGAATGCGTAAATACTTTTTGATTAACTCATCTGACATATCAGCTTGAATTTTATCATCTAAGATGATCGTACTTTTTTTCTTTTCATCTTCCGTTGGAAAAGGAATTAATATTCTCTTACCCAACATTTTTTTAAATGGACTATTCATACTTTTTAATTTTCTTCTTCGTTAGCATTTTCTTCTTCCACCTTTTCTGGAACGTAAGGAAACACTTCTACAACCTTCGTTTCTTTAATCGACTTGATCTGATAAGATACAATCATATCTTTTACCGAATCCTGCAACCTCAAATGAGCTTGTTCTAAATTATCAGCATTTAGATACATCTCATGCTTAACCTTTTTCTCACGCCCTGAATCAGCATCCGAAGATACGAACTCTAAAATTGCAGAATACCATTGATCACCATCATCATAACCAAATATATCAGAAATGTTTTTTTTCTGAATGGCTTCAATTGATGATTCTCCAGCTAAATTTTCAAGCATCTCTTTGTAGCTTCTACTCTCAGCCTCAGTAAATGATAAAGCATCTACTAAAATTTGTTCCGATACACGTCCAATTCGACCATCATCAAACTGCTTTGTATACTTAACCTTTACGTTAAACCATGTGTTTGTCATTATGTATTTATTTTACTTGTTTCAATTTATAAACTCCGGCGCTTGGCATACTCAGCAATAAGCAAAGCATCCACCAATCCATCATGAGGCTTCTGCGCCCTTTCTGTAAAGGTAAGATCCATATTAGGATATAACCTCTGACATGAAACCAATGCCATAGCTTTTGTATCGCGCTTAGTTCCTTTCTTTATTTCCGGAATCCCCTGGAACATCTCCTTCTGCCACAACTTTGCATGAACCTTTGTATACGGTAAATTTAAAGCTACACACATAGCTTCCAAAAGACCAGACTGATAACCCATAGAGAATGCAGCCTTTTTACTGCTCCCAAGGATTATCCCTATGTTCTCAATAATAACAGTGCCCTGCTCAAGCTCCAATATATCTTTCAGCTTTCGTACATCGATAACCTTTCCGATCAATGGCATCTTATACTTAACGACAACACCCTGCGAATCTATCGATACTATAGCCCCAAGCAACCCAACGTCAATCCCTACATACTTCTTCATAAACTTTTATTTCAATAGTTTCAATTGCTCTTCTACGTACTTAAGAACTTCGCCATATTTATTCTCAATAATCTTTTCAACCATCGTAACATTATCCGCTTGCCTAGTATCATTAAGCTCTTCTAACTTTAATACGTCTTTTATGTTCACCCCCTCAGACTCAAAATAACTCCTAAGAAATTCCGATTTTAAAACTCTCAAATGCTTATCGTTCTTTTTCTGAACTTTATCACCAAATTTAACCGAGTTCCCAAGAGAATATAGTTCATAAAAACCATCTGATGAACTTCCGCCGGTAATAGGAATTGATTCTCCTACCCTAGAACCATCATCAGTAATAAGCATAAGCGTGTTACCTTTACACACATACTGCTCACCATCACGTCCGTTTACATAAACTCCCCCATCCACAAATTTCTTACCAGTTTCACTACTCTTTAATTTCATATACAGCTTTTACCTTTTCAAATAAATACTCTAACAATACACTCTGCCATTCCTGCGTTTCATCAGTTACAGAACATCCAGACAATTTCCCATAACGCCACAACACATGGAGCAACTCATGAACTAATATCTTATCCGAATACGAATCTCCCTCAATGCACAAAACAATACGAGTATCACCACCAATTACCGAATCAATAGTGCTTCGAACATCCGTAACAAACATCTTTGATCCAACAGCTAAATCAGAATACTCACATGCTGAACCTCCATACCTATGAATAAACTCACCTGGAATATTCTCGTTTAACCCAACGTATACATCCAACACCCACTCCGATGGTAAAATAGGAACCTCAAAGAATAAATCATCCCTACGTTTTTTAGACATCTCTGCTTGAACAAAATTCCCTTCCTTAACTCTAGCCATATCAGCAGCTTCAATCCTATTGTATTCTGCAATCTCCCCATCAATAAGACCACCACGATTCATAGGCTTAGGCATACTAATACCCAAATCACTAATAACACTATTCAAGGCTTCAACAATATCCTCAGTGTCATTAGTCATAACAAGGTCCAATAGAATAGTATATATAGCAGCATCCTCATAACAACCCTTCTTACCACTACGTAACTTTTTAACCAATTCTCTCTGAAATTTTAAATCCCCTCCCATAAACTTTTAATAAGTATTCCCCACAAACATAATCAAAATATTTATACGAACAAATCTTTTAGCTATATTCTGTACCTCATTCCCCAACCCCCCCCATGGAGTTTTTGGGCCCGAATGCATAACAGTAAGGAGTTGGTACTATATAATTAACCCCCCACTACTAAGTAAGTTTGGTGGTACCCCCGGGCAAACCCATTGCGGGAAAAAAGTTCTTGGAAAAATTTGGATTTGTTTTCGGTGGGGGAAAGGAGGATGATCATGCTCAAGATTCTTCACTTCGTTACGAATTAATCAACTAATAAATTTAAATCTTTCGAATCATTAAAACATATATTATGAACAGAGAAAATGTATTAGCTCAAATAGCTATGGACCTGCGAACAAACGATTACTTGTGTGATGTCTATAACGACTTAGCACAGATTAGAATGGAGTGTGGTCCAGAAGACGATATGCCTTCAATAGACAGCATTCTTCGTAGTAAGGCTCAATCGATAGCACATGCTTCGGGGTTTCACTTTAAGCCTCACGAGTTGGAAATGTACTTCTCAACAAAGGTTGCAGTAGGGTATGTGTATGCTGAGATGGAAGAAGAAGATGATCTTCCATTCTAAAACTAAAGAGGTGTGGCTTAGTGCTGCACCTCTATCTTTAGAATTATAATCTTCACTACGTTACGATTACTAAACAAATAAATCTAAATAATTCGAATCTTAAACTTTATATTATGAAAACATTTATCATTATCAACGGATGCTTGACGTCCATAGAAGACATGTTGAATCCAAATTCATAGTCTTAACCCTGAGCTGTAAGGGAGTGAGTGTGCACAATAGCCTAGTGAAAGCACACTCTTTATTTTAAAACTAATATTATGAAAACATTTCACAAGATAGTTGCACCATACAGATATGGTGAAGCTAAGTACAGCAAAGTACATAAGTATATTAAGTCGGCATGTGTGTCGTTAGAACTTCAGACACATATACAAAAGAAAGAGTTTGCTCGCTTAACGGCTTTGCACAATTAATTAACTAGGGAGGGCTAAGGCTCTCCCATAATAAAAACAATATGAAAACAAATTCAGCATTTACAGCTTGCCTAGTAGTATTAACTCTATTTATAGGGTTATCTACAATGGCATTCGTCTTAGATCACGGTAGTCTAGGAGGATTCTTCTTATGTTGCACCGTAGTATTTGGTATGATGTTACCAAGTTGCAGTACAACAAACTAATTAACAGGGAGGGTCTAGGCTCTCCCATAATTCAAAACATTATGAAAATATATAAATATGCTGCTTTAGAGCAAGCAATACTAGAGTCATTAGACTTACAGAAAGATACAATTTCTCTTAAGGGAGGCATTGGTGCATCATACTTTGTCGGTACGGTTGAAGTAACGCATCCTGAAGATCAGTACGCTGTATATGCGTATATGTTACCTATTGCATCAACAAAAGATGGTAAGCTACGCGGTACATACAAACGTGTTGATAAGAATGGTTTTGAAAATTCTTTATCTTATGCTCATTGTTCTTTTGATGTAAGCCTAAGTTGTATACCTAACCAAGTTTGTAAGTTTGAACAGGTAACTCTTTATTTGTAGTAACTAATAGGGATGGTGTAACAGCCATCCCTTTAATATCTCCAACCCAACAACTAAATCAGCTACTAGCATTGTTGTTCAAGTGTATCGTACTAGGCTATTCAGCTACTAACAATGATGTATAAGTGTAACTACCTAGCCTATGTGATGAT